GAATAATTTATGTAATTTTGTACGACCAATAACTGGTATTTCAGAAGCCGGTGAAATGTCAGATTCAGATGTAGCAAAAGCTATTGCACAGGTTACTAAAGAATTAACTAAAGGTAAAATGGATATTAAACCACAAGACCTTGATGTTAAAGCTCTGGATGATCCTGATGCAGAACCGGATGAATTAGTAAAAGAAGTACGCACTGCTTTAAATGAATTAGGTCCAATTGTATCCGCTACATTAGCAGCACCGAGTATATTAAAATTAGTCGGAAATGTTGCGGATTGGGTTGGTAGTTTTTTGCAAAAAGACGCATCCCCAGAAAAAAGAGCAACGACAAAACTTACTAATAAACTTTACAAATACGCAAAAAAGAATAAAGATAAAAAAACTGGAAAATATCCAATTCCTCCTAAATCAGAAATTGTCAAGACACTTGGACTCTCCGGAGATGATGGAAAATACGTGGATGCGGTATTTAAACGTATAGCCGAATTTACTCATAAAGATAATGTAAAGGCACGTGCTAAGTCTATAAAAGGAAAGAATCCAGCTGGTAATGTCGATACTGTTATAAAAGGATTAAGCCCAGACGAAGTTGGTAAATATCATGCTGCGAAATTTAATGTAGATGGTACAGAAACACAGTATGTCGATGAGCATGTATTACATATTATGTATGAAGCTACATTTGATACGACATTCGGAAGATCAATTGGTAAGGCAGCACATCAACTACATGAACTATTTCTTATACCCTTTAAACATGTAATTGCAGGAGCAATGTGGTTAGGTACAAAAGCTAAAATTGGCGTTAAAAAAGGATGGAATTGGTTAAAGGGTAAACTTGGGATGGATTCGGAAGAAGTGACTGATGTAGGATTATCATATAAAGAAGCATATGATAAAGCTGATAGAGCGGCTAATGTATTATATACATGTACAATGATAAGCGTTGCTTTATATGGATTTTTCTCTCACGGTTTTAGCGTGGTAGAAGCAAAAGAAAAACTTACAGATGTATTATCAAATGCAAAAGATTCGAACGTAGTAATAGATATTGCAAATGCATTAAAGAGTAGTATTCATGATACTTCTATATCAATGATTGATGGTATTAAAGCTGGAGATCTTACCGCCACAGAAATAGCACCAATAGTTACAGACCTTGTTAAAAAAGGATGGGATGCAATTAAAGGATGATTTGATTGATGAAAATAGATAAAGTTACATTAATATTAATTGCAATTATAATTCTTATGTCAATAGGATTAACATACATGTTCATGAACCAATCGGATCAGGTTATCATGATACAAGATGAACAATTACAACAACGAGTTGATAGTTTATCAATTGAGATAGAAGAAGTTCAAAACGAAAGACAATTGTTAGATGATAATATCATATCATTAAATGATTCATTATATGTGTTACAAACTAATATCCTGGCAAAAGAAGCCGAGATAGAAAAATTAAAAGAAGATTATGCTGAGAAATTTGATAATATCAGTAATTTTACTAGCAACGACATTACCCGGTATTTCGCAAATCGATACCAATGATAGTCTAATATGCTTACCTAAACAATATCTTGTTCAAGCAATACAAGATATAGAATCTGGAGAGCTCGCAATTAAACAATTAATACTCGAGCAAAAAATTCAAAAAACATTACGGGAACAATTATCTTTAAAGGATAGTGTTGTAACTGTATATCAAGAAAAACAAGGAACGTTTGAAACAGAAATAGGATTACTGAATCAAACAGTTTCTACAAAAGATGAACAAATAGAACTTCAGAGACAACTCGCAAAAAAATATAAACGTCAACGCGATGGGATATTAGCAGGTGCTGGAGCCTCGATAATACTTTTCATGGTTTTAATTTTGAAATAAGAGAAATTTTTTATATATTAATAGAATATGCCGCAAAAATCGTTAAAAGAAATAATACAAGAAGAGTATAAGAAATGTGCTGTCGATCCTACACATTTCATGAAAAAGTATTGTGTCATACAACATCCTACTAGAGGTAAAATGTTTTTCAATCTATACCCCTTTCAAGAAGATACATTAACTTCAATGAAAGAAAATCGATATAATATAATTTTAAAATCTAGGCAGTTAGGAATTTCAACGTTATCAGCTGGTTATATTTTATGGAACATGATATTCAAAGAAGATTTCAATTGCCTGGTAATTGCAACTACACAAGACGTTGCAAAGAATCTGGTAACTAAAGTAAGAGTGATGCATGATAATCTACCTTCGTGGTTAAAAGGAAAAACATTAGAAGATAATAAATTATCACTGCGTTTCAAAAATGGTTCTCAAGTAAAGGCAGTTTCTAGTACAGGTACAGCCGGCCGATCAGAAGCACTATCACTATTGGTTATGGATGAAGCTGCTTTCATTGATAGGATTGATGAAATATGGACAGCAGCTCAGCAAACACTTGCGACAGGTGGTGGAGCTATCATGCTCTCGACTCCAAACGGAACTGGAAATTTATTTCATAAAACATGGAGCGAGGCAATCTCCGGCGGAAAATTTAATAGTATTAAATTGCATTGGACAGCACATCCAGAAAGAGATCAGACTTGGCGGGACGAGCAAACTCAATTATTAGGAGAAAAATCTGCAGCGCAAGAATGTGATTGTGATTTTATAACATCTGGTCATACAATAATTGACGGTCCTATCATTCAATGGTATGAACAAACATATGTTGAAGATCCAAAAGAAAAAAGAGGATTTGATGGGAATTATTGGTTATGGGATTATCCAGATTATTCAAAAGCATATGCAGTAGTAGCTGATGTCGCGAGAGGGGACGGAGCTGATTATTCTGCATTCCATGTAATTGAAATAGAATCAGTTACACAAGTAGCGGAATATAAAGGAAAGATAGGAACTACTGAATATGGCAATATGTTACATTCAGTAGCGACAGAATGGAATAATGCATTATTGGTAATTGAAAATGCAAATATAGGCTGGGCTGTCATACAAGTATTAATCGATAAAGGATATGAGAATTTATATTATTCTTATAAACAAGATGCATATATAGATGAAAATGTACATTTGGCTAAAGGCTATGATTTAAAAAATAAGTCACAAAAAGTACCAGGCTTCTCAACTACAACAAAAACACGACCATTAATCATTTCTAAAATTGAAACATATTTTAGAGAAAAATCACCTATTATAAAATCTAAACGATTGACAGATGAAATGTATGTATTTATATGGAATGGTTCTAGAGCTGAAGCCCAGCGAGGATATAATGATGATCTTATAATTGCATTTGGTATTGCATTATGGATACGAGATACAGCATTACGGTTACATCAACAAGGAATGGATTTATCTAGAAAAACACTAAACCATGTAGGAAAATACCAAAGTGTATATACAAACAATCCAAATCAGAACCAATCATGGGATTGGAAAACAGGTAAGGATGACGATGACCTGAAATGGTTGCTTTAACATATTTATTATTAAACGGAAAATAGAATGGCAGATACTTCATTACAAGCACGACTACGTAGATTATTCTCGACGAATGTAGTAGTAAGACGCGTAGCAAAAAATCGATTAAAAGTAGTTGATGCTAATAAATTACAATCAACTGGCGCAGCTGGAAATAATAACTTCGTAGATAGGTTCTCTGGATTACATAGAGGCCAATCTGGTTTCGCAACATATAATCAAACTTATAATTTTCATCAATCAAAATTAGAATTATTTACTGATTATGAGGCAATGGATATGGACCCTATATTAGCATCCGCATTGGACATATATGCAGATGAAGCAACAGTACAGAATACAGAAGGCGATACATTGACAATATCATCACCTAATGCTGAAATACAAAAAGTATTAAGGAATTTATTTTATGATATATTAAATATTGATTACAATTTATGGCCTTGGATTCGTAATGCATGTAAATACGGAGACTTCTTTTTGCATTTAGATATTGAAGAAGAAATAGGTATTGTAAATGTAGTACCATTATCATCATATGAAGTTAGAAGAGAAGAAGGATATGATGTAGAGAATCCATATGCTTATAGATTTGTATTAGAAGGAACACATATGTCGTATGCAAGTTCTCAAAAAGAACCGATGCAAACATTTGAAAACTTTGAAGTAGCTCATTTTAGATTATTATCAGATACCAATTTCTTGCCATATGGTAAATCAATGATCGAATCAGCTCGTAAAATATATAAACAGCTTTCATTGATGGAAGATGCTATGTTAATACAGAGAATCATGCGTGCCCCGGAAAGAAGGATATTTAAAATAGATGTAGGTAATATACCACCAGCGGAAGTAGATAATCATATGCAGACGATTATGTCCAAAATGAAAAAGATTCCATATATGGATGATAAGACAGGTGAATATAATCTTAAATTTAATATGGAAAATATGATGGAAGATTATTATCTTCCTGTACGTGGCTCTGAATCCGGAACTGAAATTGATACATTGGCTGGATTGACTAACGATGGTCAAATTGAAGATATAGAATATTTACGTAATAAGATGATGGCAGCTTTAAAAATACCTAAAGCGTTTTTGGGATATGATGAAGGTGTTGAAGGGAAAGCGACATTGGCAGCTGAAGATGTAAGATTTGCTAGAACAATAGAAAGAATACAAAAAATATTTGTTTCGGAACTTACTAAAATTGCAATAGTACATTTATACTCTCAAGGATTTACTGATGAGGATTTAGTTGATTTTACATTGAAATTAGAAAATCCTAGTTTGATCTATAAAAAGCAAATGGTGGAATTATTAGAATCCCAAATAGGGTTAGCTAATAATATGAAAGAATCAATGTTATTTTCAGAACAATGGATATATGAAAATATATTTAACTTATCAGCTCAGGAATGGCAAGAAGAGAAAGAACGTGTTGTACAAGATCAAAAAGAAGCATTCCGTAGAGAACAAATTAAATCTGAAGGCAATGATCCAAAGAAATCAAATATGAGTTTTGGTACGCCTCATGATATAGCTTCAATGCATGTTGCAACTAAGACAGATATATTACCAGGTATGGAACAAGAACATGTACCAGGAACAGGCCGACCAAAAGGTACCGGCGGGGCTTGGGGAACACATGATAGTCCACATGGACGTGATCCATTAGGAGCAAAAGAATTAGGCGGTTCATTTAATACTGATAAATCACCATTAGAACATAAATATAAAACCTCTGCATTGAGTACGGAAAATAAAGCTTTTGTAGATATGTTACGTAATTCTGGATTAAATCAAAATACAAAAAATAATCAAATAATACAAGAGACGTTAGCAGACAAAAGTAGTTCCATAGAAGACACCGGAACGATGTTAGACGAATCCCAATTACTTGATGATTAAGAGGCGGTATTTATGTCAAAACATATATTTATTAAAAACGATGTGTACTACTAGTTAACAGGGCGCTTTTACATGAAAAAGATAAAACATTCAAAGGTAAAGAATACCGGATTGATATTTGAGTTACTTGTACGACAAGTAGCTGTTGAGACAATGAATAACTCGAAAACTGCAGCTTTAAATATATTAAATAAGCATTTTAGAGGAAATACAGAACTTGGTAAAGAACTAAAATTATATCATTCAATTCAAAATGATACATTTATTAAAGAATCATTAGCTTCTAAATTCATCGATGCCGCGATAGCAGCACGTAGAACGCTGAATGAAAGTGCATTGAAACGTGAAAAATATAATCTCATTAAGCAGATTAAAGATCATTTCAATATTGAATCGTTTTTTAAATCACGTGTTACTAATTATAAATTGCATGCATCTGTATATAATATTTTTGAACATGCAGAAGCAGATGAGCCAGCAAAATATTTACGTAATAAATTTCTTGTAATGGAACATGTCCAGTCAACTAAAAAATTGCAAGAAACAAAAAACAAATTAATCAACGAGAATGATGATATTAGAATATTAGCATCAAAAATGTTAATAGATAAATTCAATACAAAATACGGACATTTAACGCCGGCACAGAAACGCATTCTTAAAGAGTATATTAATAATGTAACGAATTCAGAGAAATTAAAAAAATATATTAATACACAATCGCGAGGCATCCAAAAAGAATTAACATCATTGAAACAAACAATTCCTAGTAAAGTAGTGCGTATAAAAATTACAGAGGTAGTTAAATTGTTATCGAGCTTATCAAAAAAACATATCACAGAAGATAAAGACGTATTAACAATGTTACGATATTACGAACTTATAGATGAATTGAAAAAATTAAAGGGTAAAAAATGAGCGGACCATATCCAATACCATCAGGGTCTCAAATAAACCAATTTGAAACGCATGGCCATCCAGGCCGATATACATCAGTACTTACTTATACTAGTGGTCAATTAGACTTGTCAGGATCAAATTATGGGTATGGTGCAGTCGTAATGAAAACTCCTGGTGGTGCTACAATACATTTATCTGGAGGTGGAACTATATTAGCTGCTAATTTACCTAATGATGTTATTGAATTATCTGTATCAAAAATTACTGGCGGAACAGCATCTGTTATATATGTACTTAAAAGGCAACAATAATGAAATTAGTAGATGAGATAGAAAAGCACTTTAAGGCATTGATCAGCGAATCAACACTTGACCCGGTTGGAAAAGAAGATGATGACATAGACAATGACGGCGAAGTGGATGCGTCAGATGAATATTTGAAGAAGCGTAGAAAGGCAATTAGCAAATCAGAAGATGACGAATTAGATGAAATGAATTCTACTGCATCAGCCGGTGGCGAATATATGACTCCAAATGCATTTGGCAAAGTAGATGATGATACTATAGACCAAGGAGGAATGAAAAGAGTTCCTAAAACAAATCGTATATTTAAAAAGATGAAGCCTACACAAAAATTTGAATCTAAATCTGCTTATAAAAAAATGATGTCCGATATGTACGGTATTAAATCTAAGGTTAATGAAGCAATATCATATAGAGAGTATAAAAAAGATCCTACATCTACTCCGCAGCAAAAAGTTAACAGAGGTATCAATGAAGTTAATAAAATGCTAAAAGAAATGGAAAGGATAGTACAAAACAATTTGCGATTAAAAACGGAAATGGGCGTACAGTCTAATCATTTTTGGAAATCAACCGGAGTACGGTTTGCAAAGATAAATGAACGTATGACACGTATATCAAATAGATTAAAGGAGTTATCACAATGATACCAGATAGAACATGGCAGCAATTTGTCAAAGCTAAAGAAAATCAAAAATTGACTTTAACTGAACAGAAAAGAAAATATGCCGATGAACGAAAGCGGTTTGATAATGAACGTGCTTTCATAAATTCCGGTTTATTTATTAAAGGAGTACAAAATGGATAATAGACAACTTTTAGTAGATTATTCTTTATTTGAAGTATCACCGCATCAAATAAACGAATCATTGACAAAGAATGGAGGCCGGCTAGTAGTATCAGGTGTATTACAAAGAGCAGAAGCAAAAAATCATAACGGTAGAGTTTATCCAAAAAAAATATTAATGCGAGAAGCGCATAAATATGCAGATACATATGTTAAAGAAAGAAGAGCATTAGGAGAATTAGATCATCCAGATTCATCCGTTGTTAACTTGAATAACGTATCTCATAATGTTCTAGGAATGGATTGGCAAGGAAATGACCTTGTCGGTACTGTAGAAGTATTATCAACCCCGGCTGGTAATATTTTAAAGGAATTATTTAAGTCGGGTATTAAATTAGGTATATCATCTAGAGGTATGGGTTCTGTTAAAGAAGTAATGCGCGAAGGTGATGGTACTGTTGAAGTACAACCTGACTTTGAATTAATAGCATTTGACTTTGTTTCTAATCCATCTACCCATGGAGCATTTCTATCACCGGTAAATGAATCGGTAAGTAAAGTAATTGCTAAAAAGTATTCAAGCGTGAATAATATAATAACAAGTATAATAACGGAGTTTTAATATGGCATTATCAGATTTAATATCGGCATATGGACCGATAAATCCCGGCAAAAAAGGTACGGGGACTATTTTAGGAGCAAATGTATCTCCTGCAGAAAATGCACAGCTTGGTAATCCAATTGCTGATGCGTCTGTATTTAATAGTTTGGAAGATGCATCTCATGCTAGCCTACATGGACCATTTAATGCACAAGGCAAAAAAGGTACTGGTACTATTCCAGACCAGTTAGGAAACATTCCACCAGAAATAGAATTTTAAGGATAACAGATGAGCAAATTCGATTCATATAAATGGATAAAAGATTTTAAGAGTAGTAGAGTTTTAAATGAAGGTAAGTTCTGGACGTTATTAAATGGACCAGGTAACTTCGTTACATATGAACCTGAATATGCAGATGGAACTACTGATGATGTTAAAGATGCAATTAAATATAATAGCATACAAAAAGCTACTAAAGCCGCTAAAGAATATAAAAGAAAGCATGGCGTTAATGTAATGGTTCATGTCATGACAGAGACTATGGATGAAGCACCTCGAGCAGAATTTGGTATTGAAGATGCTCCTGACTTACAATCTATATTGCAAACATATATAGAAGAAGTTGATAGAGTAGTAGAAGAAGTTCGTGATTTAGAACAAATGGTTGCTGGTGGTATTGATCAATATGAAGAAGAGACGGGTGACATGCGGATATCACAATTAAGAAATCAAGCATCACGATATATACAATCTGCAGAAAAAAATCTAGATGGTTTATATAAAGCATTGCAACGTGCAAAAAAAGGAAATGCGTAATGAAAAAATGGGAAAACAAATTAATGCAACATATCTTAAATGAAAAGTATGTTGGCGAAGAAGAAAATCCAAAAATGCAAAAACAAGACAAAAAAGCATTTTTAGAATCCGTTGCTAATTACCACCGCCTAGGAGAAATGGTATATAGAAATTCTACTTTAGAAGAAGTTGCTGAAACACTTAATAATATTGTACAACAAGCAGAAGCATTGACGTTACAAGAATCAGAACATTGGTTTGATAATGTAACCGTATCTCGGCACATGAAACAAATGAGCGAAGCTTATAAAGTATTCGAAAAGACATCAAAAGAAATGACAGGTCTACAACAAAGATTAGAATCTGCATATGATGATATGGGTACAGTACTTAACAAGTATTATAAAGTAGGCTCTGCGATTACAGAAGAAGATGATGTAGACGAAAGAAAGTATTAATAATATTAGGACAATTGAAAATAAATTGTTATATTATATAAAATAAACAAAAATAAGTTATATGAGTAAACATACAAGACATCTAGATTCTATAATTCCTGGTCATGCATTAGGAACAAAAGTCGTTCCAACTAAAAGAAGACCAGATGGTGATATTAACGCAGCCATTGGAAAATGGAAACGTGCTGTTAAAGATGCTGGTGTTATCGAAGATTATAGAGATCGTAAAGAATATATAAAAGAATCTGTTAGACGTCGTCGTGAACTAAGCCATGCTAGATATATACAAAAAATAAACGACGAGAAAGCTTTTTAACGAGTGAACTCAATACCATTATCCGAAATAATCATAATAAACATACTATCAGGGTTATTAATATTCATTAGCCTGGTTATGATAAATAAGCTACATTTATTTATTTTACAAAAATTCTCTAAAAAAGACTAGCTAATACGCTGGTTTAAGTCTCCACATCGGTATTTATTATTGTATCAAGATACTACTGTTCAATACGTAGTCACTCAATAATATATTAATCAATTATTATTAAGTTTCCAATAAACTTATTCCAAATTAAATACTAGGAGAAAAATCTATGAAAGATTTATTAAAAGAAGCAATTGCTGACGCAAAAGCCGTAAGGGAAACAGCACTAGCAAATGCAAAAATTGCATTAGAAGAAGCATTCACCCCAAGATTACAGAGTATGTTATCTGCAAAATTATCAGAAGAAGAAGACATGGAAATGGACATCGAAGAAGAAGAAGACATGGAAGTAGCGGTTGGAGAACCAGTTGCACCTGAAGTAGAGGTTGAAGAACCAGTTGCTGAAGGCGACTATGCTGAAGATGAAATGTCTGAAGAAGGCGACTATGCTGAAGATGAAATGTCTGAAGAAGGCGATTATGCCGAAGATGAAATGTCTGAAGAAGATGATTTAGAACTTGAAGCCATTCTACGTGAATTGGATGATGAAGAAGTATCCGCAGAACCGGATATGGGCGTATCTGAAGAAGAAGAATTAGATATGACTGAAAATGAAGATGAAGTTGAAATGACCGAAGAAGATGATGCTGATGTATCACTTGAAGAAGTTATTAAAGCATTACGTGAAGAAGAAGGTGAAGAAGAAAAAGTTGAAGAAACTGAAGAAGCTGAAGTTGAAGCTGATTTAGAAGAAGCTTATAAAGTCATCAGATTCTTAAAAAGTAAGATCAACGAAGTTAATCTTTTAAATGCAAAATTATTGTTCTCAAACAAATTGTTTAGGAACTACCCACTAAGTGAGTCTCAGAAAATGAAAGTAATCGAAAACTTCGATAGAGCAAAATCGCTCAGAGAAGTTAAATTGGTTTTCGGAACATTAGCTGAATCATTCACTGTTAACAAAACAAGACGAAAGATCGTCAAAGAAAGCTATGCTTCTAAAGCAACGAGATCGACAGCACCTAAAAAGATATTATCTGAAGGTAATGCTCTTGCTGCACGTTGGAAGAAATTAGCTAATCTTAAATAACAAGGAGATTAAAATGAATATTAATTCTTTATTACCTCATGACACAGGTGCCAACCAAAATAACGTAGCTATACAACTTGAAAAAAAGTGGTATAGAACCGGTTTATTGGAAGGTATTGATAATGAGGTCGAAAGACGAGGGATGGCCGTTCTATTAGAGAACCAAGCTAAACAACTTGTCTCAGAAGCAAACTCAACCGGAACTGATGCTAACGCAGAAGAATGGGCTGGTGTTGCTCTACCATTGGTACGTAGAATCTTTGCTGAAATAGCAGCGAAAGACTTTGTATCAGTGCAACCTATGAACTTACCATCTGGTCTAGTATTTTTCTTAGACTTTAAATATGGTACTGCTCAAGGAAGTAACGGAACTGCCGGCGGAAATGACTTTTTAACAGGTCAAGGACGTACGTCACAAGGAGATTCTGTATTTGGTATTACTGATGCAGGTGGTCTTGGAACTGATGCAGCAGGTGGAGCAGCTCCGTCTGAAGGTCTTTACGGATCTGGACGTTTTGGTTATACAATCAATGACGTTACTTCATCAACATTGGCTTTGGCTGATGCTGTGACTTCTGCAAGAACAGGGTCTGTTGCTGTAGGTACTGGTGCATTTACATCAGGTGGTAACTTAACAGGAGTTCAATTTGATTGGTATACTAATTATAATGCTGAACTTTCTGGTTCTGTAGTATCTAATGCAAATGGTCCATTTACAGTATTGTCTATACCAACATCATCGTTATCTAATCCAGATCTTCGTGGTGTTCGTGCATTCAACGTAACTGCAACTAACATCGATGGTGTGTATCCAGAATTTACAAGAATTTCAAAAGACAAAGGTCATATTGAATTCCTAGTAGATGCTGATTCAGATTTAGCTGATGCTATTGTAACTTACCAAAAACAACCAACAGATATCACTAGAGGTGACTTTGAAGATCCAACTGCTATCGGTAACAATACTGGTACAACTTTGGACATCCCAGAGATTAACCTTGAAATGAGATCTGAAGCAATTGTTGCTAAGACAAGAAAATTGAAAGCTATCTGGTCTCCAGAATTTGCTCAAGATTTAAATGCTTATCATTCAATTGATGCAGAAGCTGAATTGACATCTATGTTATCTGAATATATTTCGCAAGAGATTGATTTGGAAATTTTAGATATGTTAATCCAAAATGCTCAAACAACTGAACGTTGGTCTGCTAAGATTGGATATGATTTTGATGCAGCTTCTAACAGCTTCGTCCAATCAAATGCAACGGCTCAAGCATACAACCAAGGAACATGGTTCCAAACTTTAGGAACTAAAATCCAAAAAGTATCAAATAAAATTCATCAGTTGACATTACGTGGCGGTGCAAACTTCCTAGTATGTTCTCCTACTGTAGCAACTATCCTTGAATCAATTCCTGGATATGCTGCCGATACAGATGGTGATAAGATGCAATTTGCAATGGGTGTTCAAAAAGTAGGTGCTATTAATAATAGATTCCAAGTATATAAGAATCCTTATATGACTGAGAATGCTATATTAATGGGATATAGAGGATCTCAGTTCCTAGAGACAGGTGCTGTTTATGCTCCGTATGTACCGCTTATCATGACTCCATTGGTATATGATCCAGATAACTTCACTCCGAGAAAAGGTGTGATGACACGTTATGCTAAGAAAATGGTTCGTCCAGAATTTTATGGTAAAGTGTTTGTAGCTGGTTTGGATACTATTTAGTAGTTAATAATTAATTTATTTAACAAATACTAATTAGCAATTGAATTAAAGGGTGACTTCGGTCACCCTTTTTTACTGGCAGAAAGCTTCAAATAAATTAGGACTTACGATATATTCTCCTTATATTTATATATAAGAAATAAGAGATATGAATCATCATCAAGAATTAGGAAATCAACATCGAGCATTGCTTAACCAATTAAAGCTAGCGAAACAATTCAAAGAAAAGAAACGTATGCATTGGAAAGCAAATCGCACCAGTGATGCAGCTCGATTTAAGTTTCAAGATGCAATCGGATTAGTTAATAAATTAGAAAAGAAGTTATGGAAATTTTCGTAGGAAGCATAAGTGTATTAGAATTTGCAGCAGAGGCTCATAAAGACCAAATAAGAAAATATACCGGAGAAGGTTATATTACTCATCCAATTGCAGTTGCAGAACGAGTTCATGAAAGATATGAAGATAATAATATGACCAGTGCTGCTTACCTCCATGATGTTTTGGAAGATACTAAAGTTACTCATTCAGAAATGAGAGCGTTTTTGCATAAAACATTTAGTGTTGAAAGTGCAGAAGATATTTTATCATTAGTTGTTGAATTAACTGATGTATATACCAAAGAAGCTTTTCCTGATCATAATAGAAAATATAGAAAGGAAATGGAAGCATTGAGATTGGCATATGTATCTAAAAGAGCCAAGCAGATAAAAAGATATGACATAGAACATAATTCAGAATCAATTTTAGAACATGATCCTAAATTTGCAAAATTATTTTTAGCAGAAAAAGAGCGTTTAATGAGTTATATGTTTAATTAAAAAAGCATGAAAAAAATTAGGACTTACGGATTATTTACCTTATATTTATATTATAAGATTGAGAGAGATGCTTTCGATTTAGAACCAAAATAAGAGATATGAAATATAAAGAAACCGAAAATTTAAAAAGATTACAAAAATTTGTAGATGATATGAAAGCTACTTCATCGCTAATAGAGAAAAAGGTTATAATTGATTCAGTAAAGGATGATGAATTCATTACAGAGGCGTTAAATTATACCTATGATCCATATAAGAAGTATTATATAACTAGTAAGACTTGTAAAAAAATGAGTCATTTAGCCGATGATGTACTTACCGCTATAGTGGGTGATAATCCAAATGATTCTTTCTTCAATATATTAAAAGACTTAAATGAAAGATTTTTCACCGGACATGAAGCTATCATGATGTTTGTTTCATATATAAATGCCTATCCGGAATTCGAAGATTTATTTTATTCTATTATTGATAGAAACTTAGAAATTAGAGCTTCTGAATCAGTTATTAATAAAGTCATTCCAAATTTAATTCCATCCTTTGATGTTGCCTTAGCAACCAAATATGAACCTAAATTTTGTGATTTCGAAAATGAAGTTTGGTTAGCGTCTAGAAAATTGGATGGTGTAAGATGTATTATAAGAAAGGAAGGAAATAAAATAAATGCTTATTCTAGAGCAGGAAATGAGTTTACGACCTTACAAAAAGTATTAGATGATATTTTATATATCAGTGATGAAATAAGTTGGCATAATGACTTTGTATTAGACGGGGAGATTTGTATGATGGATGAAAATGGAAATGAAGATTTTCAAGGAATAATGAAACAAATCAAAAGAAAAGATCATACTATTAAAAATCCAAAATATATTATATTTGATTGTATATCAATCGAAGAATTTGATTCAAAAGAAGGTAATATATCATTAACAGAAAGGTTACAGAGATTACCAGAAGTAGACGGAGTATTTAGTGATACAAAAACATTAAGTATATTACCTCAGATAGAAGTAAAAGATATCAAGCATTTATTAGAAATGACGACCGATGCCGATGTAAATGGATATGAAGGAGTTATGTTAAGAAAAGATTCTACTTATGAAGGTAAGAGATCTAAAAACTTATTAAAATGTAAAAAGTTCCATGATGCCGAATATGAAGTATTAGATGTTGAATTTGATGACCATAGAGTAATTAGAGAAGGTAAGGAAGTAGTAATGCCAATGTTAGCAAATGTTATTATTGAGCATAAAGGATATAAAGTCTCAGTTGGATCTGGTTGGAATCAAGAACAAAGAATAAGATACCAAGCCAATCCAGAACAATTAATTGGTAAGACAATTACCATTCAATACTTTGAAGAAACAAAAAACCAAGAAGGTGGTATAAGTTTAAGATTTCCAACCGTGAAACATGTTTATGAAAATGGCAGAAATGTTTAGTTTAAAAGCTTAAAGTGCCATTTGTTACATATTTATATCAAAAGGATATAGACATGGCATCTGGAAAATATTCATTCGTGATAGAACAAGGCGCGACTACCGATTTTCAAATAGTGTATAAAGATGCGAGCGGAACTGCCGTAGATTTATCTGGATATACTGCTGCAATGCAGATACGTAATGCAAAAGGCGGGAATACGTTATATACAACATTAACATCTAGTTTAGGAGATGTTTATAATAAATACTCCGGATCTTCATTTATTAGTTTATCAGGAAGTAATTTAACAACGGCTCAGGTATCTGGTAGCATCGGCGTTTACATCGGCCATGACGTAACAAATAATCTTTCATTTTCTGAAGCTTATTATGATTTAGAAATAACCGATGGCCAAATAAGAACGCGTTTATTAGAAGGTAGGGTTCAATTAACTAAACAAGTAACTACGGTATAATGAATGAGCGACAACTCAATAATAATACAAGAATCGAGTAAAACACCTGTTCCGGTAGTTGATACATCTACGGTTATACAGACTGTACAACCCACAATAACTGTCATCGAGCCCGTTATAGAAACTACAGCTCCAGCTTTAACAATTACAGATAACAAGACAGGCAAATCAGTATCTGTATCTTCCCCGGTAAATCAAAATATAATAATATCAGCCACCGGTACTGCTGGACCTGCAGGTGAAAGAGGTCCTATTGGACCGGCAGGTGGACCATCGGGGTCACAAGGACCTATAGGACCAACAGGAGCATCAGGCTCTAATACAATACAGATATTAGATGAAGGCATAGAATTAACGACATCTGCATCACTTATAAATTTTGTAGGTAGCGGTGTCAGTACATCCATTACATCTTCAGGTGTTATAGTTAGTATCGGAGGTACATTTCCATTTACAGGTGATGCGGAGATAACCGGTTCATTAGACATTAACGGGACAGGCGGAGATATATTTCTAATAAAATCATCTAGTTTCAATACAATGCGCGTGCAGGAATCCGGAGCGGTTACAATAACAAATAATGCACCAACGATGTTTTTAATTAGAGATACATCATATGCACCAATATTAGCAGTATCTCAAAGCGGAGTTGTAATATTTGCAACACAGTCCATTGAATTAAATAATCCTGCACCTAACGGAGGATTATATTTTACATCAACATCTATGTTCGTAGGACTGGATTGAATTCAATTGATAAACATATTTATATAAAAGAATAAAGGAATATTATGGCAGAATGGAAAAAAGTAGCAGTCTCGGGCAGTAGTGTATCACAGTTCGATAATGACGCGGGGTATTTGACATCTGTAATGTCTGGCATGTCATTTGGCACAGCATCCATCAATGGAGTTGAATTAATAGCTAGTTCGGCTACATCAAGTTTTAATATAGTTACCGGATCAGCAGATACAGGATTAACTATATCAGGTAGTGTTGTCAATGATACGATTACATTCGATCTAGCTAGTATTCCAAATACTACATTAGCAAATTCATCAGTTACGATTGGATCGACTACAATAAATTTAGGCGATACTGTTACCCAAATTGATGGTATAGGCGCGACAGGATCATTTACAGGATCATTCACCGGCGCTGTTACATTAGATAATTCAATATCAAACAGTACCGGAATTACATCATTTACATATAATGGTTCATCAGCAGCATCAGTACAAGTGTCCGGCTCCGATACATTATCAACAAATACTTTAACAAAATGGGATGGCGATTCATTTGTAGATTCAAATATTTCAGATAATGGGACATTGATTACTATATCATCGGTTAATACATTATTTCAAGGTGATATCGTCGTTGAAGGGACAGCTTCGTTCCAAGAAACAACTAATTTAGCAGTAGCAGATCGATTTGTATTGTTAGCATCCGGATCATCTACAGTTGGTGATGGTGGTATTGTAGTACAACAAGATACTCAAGGATTTGGTAAAGCACTTGCATATGATTCAAATACAAACAGATGGGGATTGACTTCTTCATATGATGCAGTATCTCCGACATTTACCCCGGATGTATATGTTGGTACAATACAAACCGGTACAGGCCATACCGCAGCATCTACGGCACCTGTATATGGAGGGGCTGGAAATGGTTATGGTACAATGCACATAGATACAGATGATGGCGATATATGGATATATGCATAAAATAATAAGTAAGGTTATGAGTTTAATAAATCAAGTAAAAAAACAAAAACAGGACGTAGTTCCTACATCACTAACTAAATCAGATATTGAATTTCTATTAAATTTAATAAAAGAATGTCAGTTCAAAGGAGAACAGTTAGAACAGTTATATACAATTGTATATAAATTACAACAGCAATATATAAAATAATAAGTTATGTACAATATACCAGAATTACAATTAATGCGACATGCATTGGATGTTATTACAATTAAAGGAACGGATGCTAGATTACTAGCAAATTTACAATCTAAAATTGAAAAAGAAATAGATTTAAAATCCAAACCAAAACCAACTAAACGTAAATAGCATATATTTATATTAAATAATAATATTGTTGGCCGCAAGGAAGTAGGCGTATGCATGGCATTAATGTATGTATCTAACCGCAATGTAATAAGGAAATAATATGCCGAATTGGAAAAAAGTCGTCGTATCCGGATCGGATGCGTCATTGAATAGTCTAAACGTAACTACTAGTGTTACCGCTTCGTCTGCTGATATAACAAATGATATACAATCGAGTCTGTATTTAAACCGACAAATACTTACTGCAGATCAAACAGTTCCGGCTACATATAACGGAATGTTAGCAAGCCCAATATCAGTAAGCCAATCAATAAATTTAATTATAGAAACAGATTCTACATTAGTAATATTATAGGAACCCCATGAGCACAATAAAAGTAAATAACATTCTACCATTTAGCGGAACAATAATAACCGCAAACGAATTAAATGCATCTGGCTCTTTTAGTGGTTCATTTGAAGGTGATGGTTCAGGTTTAACGAATCTACCTGCTAGCAGCCCTTTCCCATTCACAGGAGACGCTGTAATAACGGGTTCATTAACAATATCAGGATCATTTATTCCCCATGGAAAAGGTGTTTTAAGCAATACAGTAATAGGAGAAAATGCTGGAGCTTCATTAGAGTCTGGGGCTGAAAATAATATTATAATAGGAAAAAATGCTGCAAATGGATTAACTACTGGAGATAATAATATTACAATTGGGTACCATGCAGGTAAAAGAGATACAAATACAGAATCTAATAATTTATTTATGGGTTCTTATGCTGGAGAATTTGCTGACCATTCCCAAACAGTTGCTATAGGAAATTATACTTCTAGGTATGGAAATGGTTCATATAATGTTTATTTAGGTTATGGAACAGCAACAGGCCATTCTGGTGATACAGGTAACCATAGTTATAATACCCTTATAGGGTCTAATATGGCAACTGCTATAACCAACGCCATAAATAATACATCAATAGGATATGCTGCTTTAAATGGATTAACTACTGGAGATAATAATATAGCTATAGGATATTTTGCTGGTCAAAATATAACGACAGGTGGTTCTAATATTATAATAGGATCAGGTAGTTTAGGATCAACGGCATTAGAAAATCAACTTAGAATTGGAAATAATAATAGTTTAGTTACAATATCAGGTTCACTAACAACAGGAGATGTAATATTTGCAAGCACAGCATCAGCAGCTTATTTTAGTGGTGATGGTTCTCAATTAACAGGCATCACCATTCCGGGTTCTGTAACGGGGTCATTAATAGCTACAGCATCCATTAGTTTAAATACTATAACATTTACAAAAGGTGATGGTACAACGTTCCCCATTACAGTAGACACTGGCAGTGCCGGTAGTAACAGCGGAAGCTTTAGTGGAAGTTTTTCAGGAGATGGAACAAACTTAACAGGTATCACTGCTACATTACCAAGTGGTGTAGTTAGTAGTTCTGCACAAGTTAATAGTGGTTCATTTAGTGGAAGCTTTAATGGAAACGGTAGCAACTTAACAGACGTACCAGTAACAGTAACAAACACATTATGGGTTAGTCCAGCTGGAGACGATTCAACAGCAATTAAAGGTAACTTACAAAGACCTTGGGCAAGTGTTTCAGCGTCAGTAGCAGCAGCAACCTCAGGTGATTCAATAATAATGGAACCTGGTACTTACATCGAACCTCCATTTACATTATCATCAGGAGTAACATTAAAGTCATTTGCAGGATTAAATTCTACTACAATATCAGCTTCTAATAATAGTGCTACATTTATAACACAAGAAGTAAATTCAAGATTAGAAGGGTTTACTTTAGTATGTCCAAGTGGAGCATTCCCAGGAATATCTTATGATAATGTAGGAACTGGAACTATATACGATGTAACACTAAAAGGACAGGGTAATAGTATAGGATTTCAAATAGATGAGACATCTGCAACTTCAAAGGTAATTTATAATGAAATAAGATATGGAGGTGGAGATTTTGACAAACTGTTATATATCAAAGGAGGAATATTTGCTTGTGATGGAATTCACATACCAGTAGGTGGAAACATAGATAAAATATATCATGTTGAAGCTGGAAGACTCCAAGCAATTAACACTAATGCAGGTAATCCTAACATATCATCAAGCTTCTATATGGAAGGTGGAACAAGTATAATTCTAGGAACTAACTTATTCAATGTTCAAGAAGCATTTCATATAGCAGGACAACCCTACGATATTCAAGCTATGAATGTGTATGTTGATGGCAACGTACCAAAACACTTAACAATAGACACAGGCATTTCTGGCTCAGACAGTAATGTAGTATTTGTGGCAGCTCACATGGAAGCACTAAAAATATCAGCCCCACCTGAGTTTGTTAGCTCTGAGCATTCCTTTACTTTTCAAGATGATGGTATTAAACTAAAGCCTGCATTTAGAGTTTATAGTGATATAGAGGTGGGACATGCAAATAAAGGATTTACACTAGGTGCAGGAGAAGGATTACCTTATAATAAAGGTATGGAGGTTTGGGCATCAGGTTCAGGTGGAGTATCACAATCATTAACTGTAGCAGCCACATCAAAAGACTCCTCCACTTTTGACTTCGCTTACTCAGCAAGTGGAGATTATATGTACATTGGAAACAAGCAAAAATCACCAAATATAGCAGATCAATTTCTATACTTTACAGGATTAGAATATAAACAAGTAAGTACCGGATCATACTCACCAGGAGATGTAACTTTAGAAATATTCACAACAGCTTCAACTTGGGAAAACATCGATGGGGCACAAGCTGTATCAAGTGAAGAAGGGTATAACTATGCTAATAATATATTCTCCCATAATGACGCCGAAGAAGAAATTATTGCAAATGTTAATACAAATGTATGGGCGACATCATCAAACTTTGGTATAGATGCAAGATGGGGCAGGATTAGATTAGTCAACCCAATCACAACATCTCCAGTATTTGAACAATTTATATATACACCAAATACAACTCTAATTAATCCAAAGGGTCAATTATCATTTAGAGGAAAGGCTTTATTCAGACAAACAATTTTAGCAACGGGTAACATATGGGGTGAAGATGGAAAAATTGGAAATGGAAACTTTACAGTAGGTACCGGTACTGGTGATGAAGCATCATGGCCTCAAGCTTTACAAAACTCCTTTATAGATACTACGGGAAGGGCGGTAACATTCCAAATAACAATACCCAAAGGAACCTGTACAGCGTACCCATTGAAAGTAAGAGTATTTGGATTACAGGCAAGTGCTGAATCCCTCTCCGGAAATACCAATCAAACCACTCGAATTAATTATATAGCTCAAGATGTTCAAGGTGTTTTAGTAAATGATCCTGCAGGTGGGAAGACACCCATAGCTAGAACAGCAGCTAATACTTCTACAATAACATCAACAGCAGGAACATTTGAAGACATTACGATAGATACAGTTACTGATAAGCCGTGGAGTCTTGAAACAGAAGGATTAGATATAAGTGGCTTTTACGAAGAGGATATAGTGTTTATACGAATAGAAGCAGAAACTGACCCATTTGTAATACTAGGAGCTGAAGTATCAGTAGTAAAATGGGCATTAGGAGATAGATCACAATAAAAAAGTTATACATGAATGAAAAGGTTACAACTTACAAAAATATAGCCAATATAATAAACCCCCACAAAGATATTAAAATAAAAACAGGGGATGAATTTGGTTATGTAGAAGGACAACAAGATAGGTATGAGGGTTTTATCGACTCATTATTCAATTCCAATTTACTAAAACCACAAGGAACATTAAATATATGTGACGTTGGGTTTGGATTAGGAACAACTCTATACAACATATCTCAACAATTGAAGATATATGAAGACTTCAATGCATCTAATAATCTCGCCTTAAATTTATCTTATTGGGGCACTTTACAGCATGTAGGCTATTATGGCGTTGAGTATGATAAAGAATTAATTGACAAGTTTGAACAACATCTTTCTATGTTTTGGAGTAATTCATTAAACCTATACCATAAAGATTGTATGGATATAACATACGATGCTTATGATGTAATACTAATATACACCATCTTTAAAGATAAAGAAAAGAGAGAGGAGATGTATAAAAAAATACTCAGAGAAATGAAACCAGGAGCTATATTATATGAACATATGTTTAATGGTTATGGTGAGGATGCTATGTTACACAATTTAGCTAATGAATATGATGTAACTACCAAACAATTATTATTTGGAGGATGTGTAAATCAAGTATTGATAAAGTAAAAGAATACTTTCTGTTGATATTTCGTAAATAGTTTCATATTTATATAAAAGGAAACTAGTATGGCAGTTAACATTCCAATATGGCCGGGTTCATCGTCTTTCTTTCCTGGAGATACTCCATTCGGCTTTTACGATAATGATACCACTTTTCAATCTGAAGCGGATGGTATAGCGGTTTGGTGTGCTCAAAGATTAGGGCATCCATTATCAGATATAGAATTACAAGACATTCAATTTTTTACATGTTTCGAAGAGGCGGTTACAGAATACGGAGCACAAGTAAATACATATAATATTAGAGATAATATGTTGAACCTTTATGGATCAGCAACCGGCTCTAATTTATCGGGCCAAAAAGTATCCCCATCCATGGGCGGATTAATCGAACTAGCAGAAGAATATGGAACGGAAGCCGGTTCCGGTGGAAATGTAACATATTATACTGGTAGTATAGCAATGACATCAGGCCAGCAAATATATGACCTATCAGACCCCACAGTTGTATTATTAGAAGCAGGAACGGCCGGAACAGATGCAATAGAAATTAAAAGAGTATATCATGAAGCCCCTCCGGCGTTGGCTCGTTTCTTTGACCCGTTTATTGGAACAGGTATAGGAACTCAGCATATGTTAGATGCATTTGGTTTTGGTGCTTATTCACCAGGTGTGTCATTTATGATGATGCCTGTATTTGCTGATTTGTTAAGGTTACAGGCCATTGAGATAAATGATACAGTCCGGAGATCGGCATATTCATTTCAAATGTCAAATGATAGAATAAGAGTTTTTCCGATACCCAATGGTCAATCGTTTACTAAAATACATTTTGATTATATTAAAAAGGCCGATCGGAGCAATCCATTAAAAGGAGCAACCGGGACAATATCTGACTTTTCAAATGTACCATATCAAAATATAGAATATTGCAAAATCAATTCAGTTGGTCGTGATTGGATTCGTAGATATACTTTAGCATTAACAAAAGAAACATTAGGTTGGGTTCGTAGTAAATATTCATCATTACCAATTCCTAATGCTGAAATAACATTAAATGGAACGGACCTAATATCAGGGGCTCAGACGGATAGAGAGAGTCTTATAACGGAGTTAAAAGAGATACTGGATACAATGTCTAGGCAATCACAATTGGAAAGAAAACAAGCAGAAGCAGATTCGCTATTATCGCAGTTCAGTAAAATTCCAATGAAAATATATATAGGATAACAAATGGCTTTATTTGGATCAGCAAGGGACGCGTCATTGATTAGATCTGTTAATCGTGAATTGATTAATAAGTACATTGACACAGAAGTTGGATTCTATAAATTAGACCTCGAAGCTAGTAAACGAAATATCTATGATGAATCTGATAATAAAGTTTATTATGCAGCAATGAAAATAAATTCATTGATTTTACGAGATACAAAATCTAGTCTATTAGATGATTATGGCGGCGATGTATCTCGTACCGTAACTTTCGGCTTTTTGAGAGACGACTTGAAAGATATAAATATTATAATGGAGGTAGGTGATATAATCCAATACAATGGAGAGTATCATGAAATAGATAATGTGTCATCTTCTGAATTCTTTGGTGGTAAAAATCCGAGCTTAGATTTAGGCTTTACGTTAGGTGAGCGAGGAGAATTTGGATATAATTTATCTATAGTATGTGAGACTCATGTAACAAGAAAATCGAGTTTAAATATACAGGAACTACGTAGTGGAATTAATAGATCAAACCATATACCTAAAAACTTATGAGCAAACCAGAATTAAATAAGACATATACATCATTTGGAAAGAATCCGAAAGTAAATAATGCTGGTCAGATTCGTCGCGATAACGACGCAATAAAAACACCGAAATGTACAATAATTGATATTGATTCGGCAATAATGTCATATATCGAAGAAATAATACAACCCCAAATTATAGAAAACAATAAAACAATTGACGTCCCGGTATTTTATGCAAATGGAGAAAAATGGGCACAGTTTCAATCACGTGGATATATGTTTGATGACCGCGGCAAAGCATTAACGCCATCATTATCAATACGACGTAATTCAATGACAGATCGTGATACATTGAAAACATTAGGAGTGAATCAAAACCCATCGGGTAATAATTATTTATATAGAAATAAATTTACTCTGAAAAATCAATATAATAGATTCGCTGTAACCCAAGGAGTGAAGCCTAGCCAAGAATTTTATATATCCCCGGTACCGGAGTTTATAGACGTATCATATGATATATTAATATGGACTGAATATACAGATCAAATGAATTCTATAATAGAACAGATAATGCCATTGAATGGATTTGCTTGGGGAACAACTTGGAAATTTCCAACCTTTATATCTGATTATAGTTTTGAAACGATTAACTCAATAGGAGAAGATCGAATCGTTAGAGCAACACTACCATTGACAGTTAAAGGCTCAATGTTAATGCCATATGAATTACGATTATCCGGATTGCAAAAACAATTTTCAGTTAAGAAAGTTACTTTTGGCGATGAATATGGAACCACTAATTTTAACGCAAATATAACAGATCCGCCGCCGGATTGTTAGCCACGTTACTGCATATTTATTAATATACAATTTAAAGGAAAAAAGTTATGTCAGAAAACAAAGTTATTACAAAAGAAGAAATGGAAAAGATCGAACAATTAAGAAGTTCGAGTACAGATTTAATATTCGAATTTGGGCAGACCGAAATGGAAATTATGATATCTGAAAGGCGATTAATCGATCTCAAATCCCATAAAGAACAATTAGAGTCTAGATATCTAGAATTACAAGAGAACGAACGTGTAATGGTATCATCTTTAAATGAAACTTATGGCCCGGGTACATTAAATGTTGAAAGTGGCGAATTTGTTGCAACCTAATGATAGTTTGACGATATTATTCAATATTTATATGAAATTAAGAATTATTAATAAGGAGCAAAATAATGGCTGAAAGAATTGTCTCACCAGGCGTATTTACAAATGAAGTCGATCAATCGTTTTTACCTGCAGGAATTGCTGCAATAGGTGCCGCGGTTATCGGTCCTACTCAAAAAGGAGCGGCTGGAATACCAACTGTTGTTACTAGTTATTCTGAATATCTGCAAACGTTTGGTGGTGCATTTACATCAGGTTCTGGAGCAACTGAGCAAAAGTATAAGTACCTAACAAATTACATGGCTCAAGAATATTTAAAGTATTCTGATACATTAACAGTGATAAGAATTTTAGCAGGAGGATATGGACCTGCAAATGCAGATGTGACATGCTCAGGTGTTGATACCAATGCATTTACATTGACGACATTATCTGATGGTGATGAAAATAACAGTGTAGGACCAGAAGGAATAAATAATTCATTAGCATCCGGGTCAGTAAATAATTTGAGATGGGAAGTATCAAATGTAAGTAATACAAAAGGTACATTTACATTGTTAATTAGACGTGGTGATGATACCAGCAAAAGAAAAACCATAGTAGAACAATACAATAATTTGACATTAGATCCTAATTCAAATAATTATATTGCTCGTGTTATTGGCGATCAGTCATATACATTGAAAGATTCCGGAACAGCAGATCCATTCCTTCAATTATCTGGTTCATTTGTTAATAGATCAAAATATGTAAGAGTAGCTGTTAATAGAACAACATATAATTATTTAGATGTAAATGGTAATATACGTGATAATGCTTTATCATCATCATTACCAGCTGCAGTATCTGGAACATTTGCAAATGGCTCTGATGGAGCGGTACAACATCCAGTTCAGTTTAATGAAAATATTAGCAATACAAATACTCAAGGATTTAATTTAGCAGTTGCGGGAGAAGGAAAGACTTCTTATCAAGATGCAATTTATTTATTAGGTAACCAAGATGAATATGATATTAATTTATTATCAGTACCTGGACTAATGGATAATTATTCAAATCATGCTGTTGTATTAACTACCGCATTGAATATGGTTGAAAATAGATCAGATGCATTCCTATTAATTGATCCGGTTGAATACGGAGCAACTTTATCAACAGCAGCCGGTAAGGCAGATGCTCGTGATACAAATTATGCTGCTGAGTATTGGCCATGGGTAAAAATACCAGATATTGACCTAGGAAGAAACGTTTGGGTTCCAGCATCTACATTAATACCTAGTGTATATGCCTTTAATGATAGAGTGGCAGCACCATGGTATGCACCAGCTGGTTTAAATAGAGGTGGTATTGATATTGCTGTACAAACAGAAAGAAAATTGACTCAATCAAATAGAGATACATTATATGAAGCGGCAGTTAATCCAATTGCAACTTTTCCTAATACAGGTGTATGTATATGGGGTCAGAAAACATTACAGAAAAAAGCATCTGCTTTGGATCGTGTTAATGTAAGACGTCTATTAATTGCTGCTAAGAAATTTGTTGCATCATCTACTAAGTTTTTGGTATTTGAAAACAATACAGCATCAACTAGAAATAGATTCTTATCAATTGTTAATCCATATTTTGAAAATGTTCAGCAAAGACAAGGTCTTTATGCATTTAAGGTAGTAATGGATGAAACAAATAATACACCGGATGTAGTGGATAGAAATGAGATGAGAGGAGCAATTTATTTGCAACCTGCTAAATCTGCTGAATTCATTATCATTGACTTTAACATATTACCAACCGGAGCAGCGTTTCCAGAATAAGGTGAACAGCATATTTATATTAAATAGATAAAAAATTAAAAGAGGAAATTAGATGGCAGAATTATTAGACCCAACCGAGATATTTTATACAGCGTATGAACCGAAGATGGCAAACAGGTTTATCATGTATATTGAAGGTATCCCTTCATATCTTATTAAAGCTGCTTCGAGACCGTCAATCGACCAGGGTGAAGTCATTCTTGATCACATCAACGTTGAAAGAAAGTTGAAAGGCAAATCAAGATGGCAAGATGTAACAGTAACATTATATGATCCAGTTGTTCCTTCGGGAGCGCAGGCAGTAATGGAATGGGTACGTTTACACCATGAATCAGTAACAGGTAGAGATGGTTATTCCGATTTTTATAAAAAGGATATCACATTTAATTCATTAGGACCTGTAGGAGATAAAGTTGAAGAATGGACATTGAAAGGTGCTTTCATATCATCCGCAACATTTGGAGATATGGACTGGGCAACAGAAGATCCAGTTAATATTGAATTAACGTTGAAATATGATTATGCAATCCTTCAATTCTAATTGAAATTTGTAAATATTAAATTAAGCCTCGCTTACGCGGGGCTTTTTACTGTCCGGCATATTTATATAAAAGAAATAAGTTATAAGGAGAACAATGGCAACAGTTAACGATGATTACCCAACAAAAAAAAGTACAACAGTTTCCGATGCAGACTTAAAGGCATTAGCAATCGCCAAGCATGCACAGACAAATACAGAAACTAACAGCACCCCAGAATCTAAATTTCCGACAGAAGTAATTGAACTTCCAAGCCGCGGCATATTATATCCTAAGGGAAGTGAATTAGCTACAGGTAAAATTGAGATGAAATATATGACAGCTAGAGAAGAAGATATCTTAACTAACCAATCATATATTAAACAAGGTATCGTATTAGATAAATTATTCAAAGCTTTAATTGTATCAAATATTGATTATCATGACCTGTTATTAGGCGATAAAAATGCAATAATGATAGCAGCTAGAATATTAGGGTATGGAAAAGATTATGACCTCGAGGTAATGAACCCATCCGGAGAAAGTCAAAAAATAACGGTTGACTTGACCAAATTAGGCGACAAGGAAATAGATTGGAAAGCGTTAGAAAAGTCTGATGGTACGTTTATAGTTGATTTACCTGCATCTAAACGACAGGTTACGGTACAATTATTAACTCATGGAATTCAGAAAAAAATCGATTCAGAACTTAAAGGATTGACAAAGCTTAGGAAAGATGCTCAAATGACCACTTTGTTAAAACATCTAATAACATCAGTAGATGGGGATGCAGAAACAAAAACTATTCGTCATTTTGTAGATAATGAATTATTTGCAATAGATGCACGTGCAATAAGAACTAAGGTAAGTGAAGTAACGCCAGATATAAATTTAGAAGTTGATTGTATCGATGAGGAGGATGGAGAGCCCTTTCGTAGTACGGTTAGCATCGGATTGGACTTTTTTTGGCCTGACAGCAAGTTATAAGGTAATCGTATACGATCAAATATTTGATCTAGTCTTTCATGGTAAAGGATTTTCATATCAAGATGTATTAGATATGCCAGTGTATTTGCGTACATACTATATACACAAAATTAATAAATTTTACGAAGATCAGAACAAAGCCCAAGAAAAGGCAAATAAAGCACAAAACACTAATTCATCACGAGCACGACCACCCAGATTCTAGCATTTGTCATATTTATTAATAAATAGGATAGGCTATGAAACTAAATAAATTTGAGGATAAGCGACTCCACCAAATTAATAATCTAGACAAGCAACTTAATGAAAGATCAATCGGTAATGCATTAATGCGACTTCTGTTCGGTAGCAAGTTTAAAAAAATAATGAAGAAGGCTGCGAAAGAAGAAAAAGACTTTCCAGAATACCAAGCCGCGTTATCAAGTATGTATACTCATATGGAAACTATAGAAGATATGATGAAACGTGCAGCGAAAACCCGAAAGGCATTAGATAAGGCTAATCGTAAGAGATAAAGTATGGCAAAGAAACCAGAACAATTTTCAGCTGAACAAGCAAAGTTAGCAGAGGCAATTCAGACAAAGGCTGAAGAGTTAAATCTGACAATATCTCAGACTGCAGACCTACAGCAAAAAGTACTAGACGGCCAAATTAAATCTGTTGCCCAGATGAACACTGCCATTACAGCCGCGAAGAAAATCCATAAAGAAGTTGAAGGCCGGGAAATACTAGAAGAAAAGATTTTAGCAAACAAAGAGAAACAAGCAGCTAGAGACAAGCAAATACTAAACCTTGAAGGATCTATTAGTACAATGGCTAAAGATGTGTTAGGCACAAAAAGTTCTTTGTTTACCATGGATGCTAATACTCTAGACATCAATAAAAAACTAGTTAACGAAAAAATTGACGAGATTAAATTATTACAGGAAGGTGTTGATGGTAGAACCTTAGAAGGAAGGTTGTTATCAGAGAACTTGACTATCTTGCAAGCAACATCCGGTGCTCTAGACCAACAATCAAAAGTAATAGGTACTGCTAAATACGAGCAAATGAAAGGTGCATTTGACCAGGCACATGAATCAGCAAACAAACTAGGCGACTCAGTTGCAGACATGTTCGATGAACTACCTGGCGGTGGATTTCTCTCAAAAGCTTTAGGATTGGATAATGTATCCGCATCATTAGAGAAAGGTATAAACGCCGGATTTGTAGCTATGAATGCTCATATCGCTCAAGGCGGAACTAGGATGGGTGGACTTACAGCTGCAGTAAAGGCATTTAATACAGCATTAATGGTGAATCCATTATTATTAGTTGTAGCCGCCGGAGCACTTTTATTTACCATGTTAAGTAAAGCAGAGAAGAAAGAGCGTGAAATGGCCGAATCAACTGGTATGACAGTAGCCGAGACAAGAAATTTAATCCGCGAGACAGAACATTATGTAGGTAATCCTTTAGCTAGGCAATTAGCAACATCAGAAGATATACTAGCTGTACAGCAAGAAATGGTGACCTCAATGGGATCCATGGGTCGATTAGCAACTGGTGTAGCACAGCAAGTAGCTGAATCAGGTAAGGCATTTGGATATGGTAATAAAGTAGCAGCTGACCTCCAATCAACATTCATGTCAATGGGCGAGACTGCTCAATCCGCTGCAGATGCTCAAGATGAGATAGCAGCATCTGCTATTAAAGCCGGCGTCAATGTTGGCGCGGTTATGGCTGATATAAGTAAAAATTCTAAAGCAGCGCAGGTATATATGGGCGGCACTGCAGAAGAAATCGGCAAGGCAGCTGTTGAAGCGGCTAAGCTCGGCGTTGATTTAGGAATAGCAGCTAAAGTATCTGATAAGTTATTAGATATAGAGACTTCATTAACAGCTCAATTTGAATTCTCAGCATTAACCGGAAAACAGATTAATTTAGATAAGGCTCGTCAATTAGCATTGGAAGGAAAAATTGTTGAGGCTACTGCTTCAGTATTAGAACAAGTAGGTTCAATTGAAGAATTTAATAAGCTTGGCGTGCACGCAAAAAAGAAATTAGCAGAAGCAACTGGAATGGAAGTTGATGAAATTGCAAAAGGACTATCAATCCAAAAGCATAGAGGTAAATTAACCGAGGAAGAAATGGCAGCCGCTAATGGCCTAAATAAATCAGCAGCTGATTTAGCTAGTATGAGCGCGAAACAAATTAAAGCTGAAATTGTAAAGCAACGTAATGCAGAAAAAGCCACTGCATCATTTCAAGAATTGATCACATCACTGAAAACAGCATTAATGCCACTTGCGGAAGCACTTGGTGGTATTTTTGGAACATTTGCGCCATTGCTTCAATTAGTAGCTATTCCACTTAAAGTAATTGGAAAGATATTTGGATTCTTGTTTAATGGAATGGGAATATTCTCGACTTTATTAAGAGGTATTGTGATGTATATGGCTACAATGTGGATCTGGACTAAATTAACAGGTGGCTCCGGTGGATTCGGCGGTATTGTCACAAAAATATCATCCGCTGTTAAAAACATGCTTGGCCTGAAAAAAGAAGTTAAAGCAACTAAAGATGAAGCCGCCGGATTGAAAGATGAGTTAGACAAATCTGGTAAAACGGCTACAAGCTTTAAAGATAAACTAAAAGGTATTAAAGGTAGTCTTACTGGTCTATTTAAAAAAGGTAGTCTAAAAAAGATGTTTGGTTCCTTAAAAGGAGGGATATCAGGGATAATGGGCGGACTTAAGGGTGGTATTAAAGGTATTGCTAGTGGATTGGGAGGCCTTGCTAAAAGTGTAGGCGTTAAAGGACTATTAGGTGGAGCGGCCATGGCCGTTGGAACATCTTTAATCCCGGGATTAAACGGCGGTAGTGGAGAAGGATCAACAGAACCAGCGCCACCAGATAATTCCATGGAAGGAATGGCCTCTAGAGGAGCTAGTTATGCAACCGGAGGAACAGTCGGAAATACAGGAGTTGCAAAAGTACATGCCGGCGAAACAATTACCCCGGCAGAAAAAGTACCCGGATCAGAGCCAAAAGGTGGCGGTGGAGTAAGTATTGATTATGATAAGATGACTCAAGCATTTATAGCTGCGATACAACAAATGCCGGCACCTCAAGTTAATATGGACGGTAAAGCATTATCCGATTCAGTTACTGCACAGCAATCATATAATAGAGGAATAAGATAAATGGCATTAACAGATTTAAAATCAGATTTATCATGGTATTCGTCAAATGGCAAGCCTGTAGGATATCTCCCAAACGCTAGCCGCGAATCAACTAGATTTGCAAGTAATGATGATTCTAGTTTTTCGGCATTACCTCGCGGATTTGATAATAATGGTTTTCGATTATCATCATTGCCTTTAACATCGGCCAATGAATTTTATATTGATAATGCAACTACATCATTTCATGGAACATCTAGTAGATTAAATCAGTTAGGTATAGGTTCGCAATTTCCTATAGGTCCTAAAGGACAAGTCCATAAATTTGATAAGCCCCGGACTGGATTTCATTTTAAAAATAAATACGGTAATATATATAATTCTTTAACAAACAGTGGATTGGCAGATACATATACAAAAAAATCTCCAATCGATGACATGTACAATAAATTCAAAGTACGTGAAGAAGCATGGAACCCAACCGGCACACCAGAACAGCCATATATACTAAGAGGTATTCAGAAAAATGATTCATCAGATCCGGAAGTATGGGGTAAAAAAGGAGTCAAAGGCTCCCAAGTAGATTTACCTAGAGGTGGAATTATTACAGCAACTAGACGAGCAGCAATAGACGTTGAGCGTATGTCAAAATTTTTACTGAGCACTAAAGGTATTCAATGGATTGGAAAGCAACAACTGCTCCATTTAATGAATACTAACAGAGAAGATTCGACTGGATTAGTTCAAATACCGATACATGCCAATTCATCAAAAGTATTTCAGGTAGCTAACTTTTTAAAGACAATAGCAGCATCTGCAGGAAGTAAAGGGAAGCAGATACGTAGTCATGGACAGAGTGATATAGATACACCTGGGTATTTACCGTTTCCGCCATCACCACCATCGAATTACGAAGATATCATCGCACAACGAAATATTGGTATATTACAGGATGGGACACTCGTTGATCCAACTCTAGATAACCGATTAGTATTAATTTATAGAGATTTATTAAATAAATCTGGAACATTTGGAGATAGTTCAATTGGTATAGGAGCTTCCATACCACAATTAGCTGCTCGATTTGGTCCTACATCGATTGCATTTAATGATGGAGAATTTGATGTACAGGGAAATGCAGTACGTAGATGGTCCGTTACAAAACCTGGAGATCAACAAGAAATAACAATCGGTGATAAGTTTGGCCGGCCGGTAACACAGAAATATATAGATATTATATCTGATTTCATTCCATATTCTTATTCAAAACCATATACAGATAATGATAATATCCTTACTGGTGCTTATGGTCAATTCATTATAGACGATAGAAGACATTTTAAAAATAACATGTTGCTTGTTAAAGGAGCAACTTTTACGAAAACCCATCCGATCTTTGATGATGTAGCCAATCCTAGATTAAATGGAAGGCCAGAGTCCTTTGATGCTATACAACAAGGAAATGATTTACGCAAGGATTCTAAAGCCGCGCGTGCTAAACTAGTAGACTTCAGATCCAGTAGACTATCAAAAAACGGATTAGGTGATTATGACGTAGATCCATATGAGCCATTTACTTTGATAGAACCAACAGGATATCGACATTCACCTGGTACAGTTGAAGTTAAAGAAAACATGCTCCGTAATTTACGGCAAGATGTTAAAGAAGGCGCAACAGCCCCGGATGGTGCTACCGGCCAGTTTAATGGTCGTGGAAATTCAAATAGAGCTGTTAATGACGGACCCAATGATAGTGTTTACGTACAAGAAAGAGATCCACTTACAGGAAAATGGGCAACTGGCCAAGAATCTGAAAATCTGGATTCTGGCAGAACTAGTGAATTAGAATATAAGTCAATTGGCCAAGCAGCATATGACCGTAAAGAATTTAAAAAGACTGATATAGATTTCCGGAAATTTGGACCGGATAATGAAAAGTATAAACCATATGTAGGCGGTAATATAACAGATGGCGAATCTGGAGCTGATGAACTTGCTTCTAAACGAATAGAATCTGATTTTGACGGCATTAAAAATCCAGTGCCATTAAACCAGGTTCAGGCTAATCCAGCATCTCATGATAGTACATTAATGCCAGGTAATAGCGCATTGCAGATATATAAGACAATGACTTATGGTGAGATACGAAAGGTAACAAAGGATAGACAACCATATTCAGCTCGGATAAAAAGTGATGGGACCACAGGATTCCAGACTGTAGATTTTTTAAACGCCGGCGCCGAAATAGACTCGACAAAACAAGAATATAATAAAGCTGTCAACACCGGTGAGATATTAATGCTTAAATTTAATGACATTGAATTTAATGCATATATAGATAACATATCAGATAATTTCTCTCCAGGATATACTTCAGAGCCAGATCAAAACAGAGCAGATCCTAGATATTTATATACATCATTTGAAAGAAAAATTCAATTAAACTTTAAAGTAGTATATGAATTTTCCGATAAACCACCTTATGAAAAACTAAAGGCATTAGCCGATCTTACAACTCCGGGTTATGGTGGCGGTCCATGGGGCCAAGGAGTATTTCTTACTCTAGGAACGTTGTATAATAATGTTCCAATGTTATTAGAATCATTATCATATGATTGGGATAATGAAACACCATGGGCTCTAGCAGGAGACCAAGCAGATACATACGATGGCCTGCCAATGTATACAAATGTAAGCGCCGGCTTGATTTATCTAGGAGATGTTAAACCAGCAGCCGGCAACGGATATGTGTTATATGGAAGTTAATTATGGATAGATATCATTTTACAGAACAAGATAAGGCTCGATACAAAACAGCTCGTTTTGAAAAGCCCCCAGTACAAGCAGATGATGAATATATATTTTCTCGTGAAGGAGATCGTTTTGATTTATTAGCTAAAGAATTTTATGACAAGCCTGAGTTTTGGTGGATCATTGCAATTACAAATGATTTACGGCCTGGGTCAATGATAGTCCCGGTTGGACTGCAATTACGCATTCCAAAAAATCTAGATTATTTTGATATTCAATTAGAAAAAGCAGAAAAGGATAAATAATGGCTCAGAATGTATTTGTACGCGGCGGAGCGCCACCACCAACTGGCGGTGCTGGAGTTTATTCGAAAGGATATGGTAGGCGCCCGAATGGCACTGCTTCAGTAGGAGTAGGCGGTGGTGGATCATCTTCGCCGTTTTTAGCTACCGGTGCTGGTCAGGGAAGACCGGATACAATACTAAATTATGCAAAGATAATATTGGAAGGAGATGCCGGGGCATTGACAAGAGCTGAATTTCAAGCAACCGCATATACATCAGGAGCATTCAATGGTATTATTAACGGAGATGCTGGAATAGGAAAGCCTATAACTGTTACCGTTGGAGGTGTATCGAAAGAAGTAACCGTATATAAACATAGTTTTTCAAATGATAAAACCGGGAAATGGACTGTAACCGTTACCGGAGTAGGTAAAGGATTGGAGTTGATGAAAAAAGATGTCGCCGGTAATAATCCAGGTGGTGGTCAGGATTTTTATAAAAACGGAGTATGGGAATCAGAGACAACAAAAGCAACTAGTTTCCTAGACATAATAGCCCATCAAATTTTTAAAGCATGTAAAACAAACCCTTTTTCTGCTGCATTGGATCATGGTAATGGTGTCCCCGGTAAATTTGTCTTGTTTATGGCACCATCGAATTTACAAGCTAGCGGAGATGCCGGTGGTACCACCGGCCTCATCGGTTTTAAGAATGCATTGTATTATGTAACATTAGGCCATCTCATAACAGAAATAAATAATGGACTTGCCGGAGGAATGTTTGATATGAAGTATCTCAAAGCCGGCTCAACTGAAACGTCATTACCCGGAGGAATTCCTTTAATATCAGCTGATCCAGTACGTGTGCTGATTCCATTGAATACTGTCTCTGATTATGGTTCGCCTGCAGATGCTGGTGTAGTAGGAATGATAAAGTCTATATTAGGAGTGCCGAATACTATTAGTACTAGTACTGCGCAAGTTGCAGATATGGGTGATGGTGACTGTAAAAAAATAATGATATCAATGTCAGCTCTAATGGCTATAATGAGCAATCTATCAACCGGTAATCAAGACACTGCAGCAAAAAAAGCTGCTGATGCAGCATCCCCGGGCACGAGATTAGATATCGAAGGATTTTTCTCCGCATTGTTTGGTTTGATAAAAGAAAGTACCGGAGGCTTTATAGATTTGATAGTAATGAATGATCCGGATACAGCTGCTGGTAATCCAAATCCTTGTATTGTTAATATGAAAAATAAAGAAACTGAAGTCGGCTCTACTGTATATGATGATGTTTCCGGAGAAGGGGGCGTTCGTTCTGCTACATTTAGTGGTGATATACCACAAGGAATTCAAGCGGAGGCATTTGCAAATGGTAGTGTTGCAGGCGATCCTGGTGTTAAATCAGCTAAAGCACCGACCCCTGCTGATATAACGGATGCAAAAAACAAATTAGTGCAAAGCGGTTACAGTGATACCGGAGCAATTGGAGGTGTATTGCGGAAAGCACTTGCAGATGCACCAGTAGGTGATCTAGTCAGTAAATCTTCTAAAGCATATCCAATCGGATTATCGTTGACAATAAATGGAACCGCTGGGATTGAATTTGGCCATGCAATTGCTATGACCAGTTTATCAGGTACTAATTGGGCAAATAATACAGCATTTACTGTCACTAGAGTTACACATACAGTACAAAACCAAGATTGGACTACCCAGATACAAACAGTAGCCAGATTAGTTGGATAATTAGGAAGACCCATGAAAAGACCTTTATTAGCATTACCTGGATCAGTGAGGACAGAATCAACTCGGGGTTCTCAATATATGTATACGGATACTCTCAAAGAATATGTAGGAGATTATCATATATATAAAACAGGTGCAATCTATTCAGATGCAGAATATAATCCCAAGACCAGCAAAGAATTGATTAAATTTATTGAGCCATTACAAAACCCTATATGCCAGACATATCTTAAAGTCTCTCGTAAATTATTTACAGATTATGCACCACCGGAGATCTATTATAAAATTATATTACAAGAAGAATACCTAAATGGATTCGTTGAAAGATACGTAGTTCAAAAACGTAATGAACCGCATCGTATTTTCGAAGTCGATAAAGAACAGTTTAAAACATTAAACAGATTTAATTTAGGCGGCTTAAATGAATATGTATATCGACGTGATAAATGCCTTTGGCGAATAACCGGTGATCCAGAATATGTACTAGATTGGAATCTTAACGTGTTAGCTGAACTCGAAAAAACAATCCCCGGTGTCGGAACATATTTATTTACCGACCCAACCGAATTTTTGTTAGTGAAATATGATATGCCTATAGATAATCGATATACATCCGGAGGCCAATATAATAATAGCGCTGGTAGTAATTTTGTAGGACTATATCATATACGTGAAGATTTAGTCCCATATGAAGGACCAAAAGAAATTTCTGGTGTTGATCGAATACTTTTCCCTGTATAAATTTGGTTTATTGAAAAATTATACTTATATTAAGGTATGATAATTGTAGAATGTGATAATGATTTCGAATACCTAACCAAATCCATATCTGACTCAGATAGTTTCTGGATACCAGTATATTCAGATGCGTTTAAACATTATGTTAATAATCGGTTATCATTTATATACATTTATAGTATTAAGGATGATCTAGACTTTATATTACCATTCCGTCATAAGGACTGTATGAACCAGGATATAGAACGTCTGCAACAGGTTACAAGTCAGGGTGATATCTTTGTACTAGCCAAGAAGCGCTTCGGTAATTTCTTCTCCAAGCAATGCTATGATGCTGACTTAATGGCATGGTGGCAAACTCATAAAATGTTACCATTAACTGAGACAAATACCATGGCACATGATATATGGAATCGTTGGTGGCATAATGAAACAAATACAAATGATTGGTTACCAATAACCAGGCATATTGAACGATGTACATCAATGAGAAAGGAATTCATGAAGTCATATACATCATTTGAAATGACGCCTTATTTTAAACAATATGATGCATATGCTATTGATAATTTCTTTGCAATAGAACAAAATGGATTACATGTAGATGCTAATGTATATACAGAAAAGTTTCAAGCCAATGGAATACAAAATGGTAAAGTATACACCGAATATAATTTATATACATCAACCGGCAGACCGTCTAACAAGTTCGGTGGAGTTAATTATGCTGCCTTGAATAAAGAAGATGGCAGCCGTGCCTCATTTGTATCACGACATGAACATGGCATGTTATTGGAATTAGATTATGATGCATTTCACGTACGGTTGATAGCCGATATAATAGATTTTGATTTACCAGATGGCTCTATACATGAGTATTTCGGAAAGCAATATTTTGGTGTAGATGCATTAACCGAAGAACAATATGGGCAATCAAAGCAGATAACGTTTAGATTGTTATATGGAGGTATAGATAAAGACTTTGCAGAGATACCGTTTTTTGGAGAAGTGAAACAATATGTATCTAGTTTATGGAAGGCTTATAAACGTTATGGATTTATTAAGACAGAGCGATTTAAACGGCCGATGTTTGCAGAACATTTACATGAAATGAATCCAAATAAATTATTCAATTATCAACTCCAAGCCGGAGAGACAGAACATAATTTACATATAATAAATGATGTAAATGAAATGATACAATCATATAAAAGCAAGTTAATTTTATATACATATGATTCATTACTGTTCGATTATAATTTAGATGATGGAAAGCAGTTTCTGATCGACATTAAGAATACAATCTCAGTAGATGGTAAATTTCCAGTTAAAATAAAAGCCGGGATTAATTATCAGGGTATGAAAGACGTGACTTCGAGAACTACGTAATATTTATTAAAAAGAGTTTGCAATATGGATATAGATGGATTAGTAAGAGAATGGTTTTACGAACTACCGAAAGGGTATGCCGATGCACCATACACAAAAACCGAATTAGATATATTAGATGAAGTGTTGGCTAAACATGGCATTTCATTAAATGAATTCAGCCGATCATCGGATAGAGATGAGATTGAGCGATTCGTAATGAGTAACCCAAAATTTGAAGATAAATCACCAAGAGAGTTAGATCAGTTAATAGATGAACTGGAAGATGAATGGGACAATGTTCATGATAATTATAAAAACATAGATGATTATTTTGAAGAACTTGAGAAGACTGGTGGATTAGAAAATTTAACAGAAGTTGATCAGCTCGATCAGGCATTTAATGATGCGAAGCCAGTTAATATACGAGAGGCGTTAATTACAATAGGAGGTAAAAAATACCAACTTAATAAATCAGAGGTTGATAAAATTACCGGATATTTAGAAAAGGACATGAATAAGAAAGATTTTAGTCCAATGTCTAGACAAGTAAAAACTGCAACGGGTAGATTGGTAACCAAACCTAACCGCGAGATTGGAAAATTTGCAGAAGAGGACCATTGGCAGGAATGGTTAGATACAGTCGAAGGAAAAATTTCACCCGAAAAATTACAAAAATTATATTTTACATTGTATGATATTGCATCAGCTACATATACAGCCAGGTATATAGATGAAGTAGTCGATGAGATATATAATATACCAGCAAATGAACTAGAAACCCATTTATTTAGTTTAGCCCAATTACCAACCACCGGCGGTGATAAAGGCTATAAAATACCAGAGTCATTCGCTGGCATTGCTGATATCGGAACGGCTCGAGGAGGATCTAAAGGAACGGAGATGGGCCGTGGTGAATTTATCATACCTTTGATGTTCGATAGAGGGGAATTAGGCGGAGCAAATGCAACACATGATGTTAGTATCAATGGCGATCCATGGCATGTTAAAGAGCTAATAACGAATAAGAACGAGTATATTAGATTAGGTATGACAACATTCGCCACTTCAGAATTAGCTAATGTCATGAGGAAGGATGTGGGTATGGGTACAAAAGAGTTTAATGTTAAACGAGTTCTACCGGCATTATCCAAACCTATAAAATCCGGCAAAATGAGCATCATCGAATCTTTAGATAATGTATATGGCAATGTTAATAATGAATCCGAAGCAATGATGAAAATACAAGAAGAATTAGATCGTGAGATGAGATTAAAGGGAATTGCCCATGCAGATGGCAAAGGAGTTATATTTTATGTATCGGATGAACGGACAATGTATTTTGTACCGACTGATGAATGCATCTGCGGCGGAGCAACTCAAGGAGCTCATTCAGTAGGAATGTCATATTCTGGTAGACCGGTAGGTAGATTTGCTTCCGCAGCCGAAGGATTAAACTAGGGATTATAAATTGAAAACACAGTTATTATGCACATTCGCTCATAGAAAGGATTTAGATTTGATATCAGATTATATCACTAAGTCTTATACGGTAGCAGAGCGTCGCATATTTGTTTTTGCAGATGATGACAATAAAAGTGATTTATATTTAACTTATAATATTGAAAGAGGTGCTTTTGCAAAGACACCAAACACAATATCAATACATAGAAAAAAAGAAACTAATACATTATATACGGTTAATGCTTTGAATGTGATAATCCGAAAGGCAAATAATGGAGTGCTGGATAAAACATTTATAATAAATTGGCCGGCATACGAAAATACATTGCTGTTAACATCAGATGACGATTTAAGACCGATTTCATTGGAACTAATGCGTAGAATCGATTTGTAATGTATATTTATATCATATAAAGGAATTAAAATAAAAAACCATTGTTAGAAACATTTAGAAGAATAGGTGGGTACCGTCTAAACGAAGTTAATTTAGCATTGGATAAAGACTTCAGAAATGCTGTGCAATATATTTATGATCAATCATCAGCTGGTAATAATATGACAGATAATATTACAGATGAAATGGGTGACTTCTACGATGATGTACAGGCTAGCACTGATAAAAATATTAAAGATGCATATAGTGAATTAAGATCATATATTGATGCTGAGCCTGAAGAGCAAGCTGAAGCTGCAAAAATATTATTAGATTTATTAAGTTGAAGGAAAGAAAATGAACCTGCAAGAAAATTATAAGCGATTATTTAAAGGTAAGGCTAGAAGTAACGATGCTTCGATATTATTTGAATCACCATACAAAGTGAAAATAACAAAGCATGAAACTCTAAAGGACTCATTTCTAAAGCTTCCATATTTCGAATACAATGGTACAATATCTGGTCCTGACATTCCAAACGGAACAACGTTTGAAGCTAAAGGCATCGCGGGAGATGTAGACAATATCTCGGCATTGCGTAAAGTTCTGAACTTTACTCCAGTTACCGGGGATATAATAACCTTACAGACTTCGCTGAGTTTTCCAAATTCTGAAACTTCTACTAGTATCGTTAATCCAAATGAACTTGATAATACAGATGACGGAATGACTAAAGAAAAAAAAGATGAACTATCAAAAATAATCGATGATGCAATTGTGAAATATGCATTGTCAAAAGGATTAGAAGATGGAGTTGCAGAAAAAAGCGGCGGTACATTCAATACGAAAGCTGTAATGAAGAAGAAAAAACTAAAACGAACAGGGTCCAAAATTGCAGTCTTTGACGGAGAGGTTGATGGCAGAAATAGAACAGCATCTGGTACTTATGGCAATAAAGAATGGGAATTAACAACAGATGATGGAATGACCTATATTTTCGTCGACGGCAAATCTATTGACGATGATGATCCTATGTACGATGATATATTAACGGCTGTCAATGATGAGGGCTATGAAATAGATCTAGATGAAGGC